GTCACCAGTGGCTACACAGACCTCTAAGCGGTGCTGAAGCAGCGCTAAAACACTGTCTGTGTTGATTGGTTCGGAAGCTTCCTCAAGGCTTGGTCCATCATCGCTAAGGTCCATTTCAGCCTGAGCAGCTTGGATGTCGTTATAGGCTGTTGACCTGCAAACGAAAAACTTGCTACTAATAAGTGTCGCCACTGTATTTGTAGGAATGTCCCTTTCAAGCATTGCCCTGGCATAGCTAAGGCGGGCTTTGACTTCTAGATGGGTTGACATTGATCAAAGTTGGAAATTGGAAAAGTTGGACAAAATTAATTTGAGCAGCAGTTTGAGCAGATGTCACGCTTGACTGAAATAAATTCAATCAAGAACTTACCTTTTCTCCCAGCTTCTTCATGCTCTGCCTGCGTTGATCTGCCGCCTATTTTTGTGGAGCGGCTACCGTATAAATCGCCTTTATGGATGATTGCACCACAAGGGTGACAAGTCCTTTCAAGGCGACTGCGCTTAAGTTTCATTTGAGGTTGGGGTTAAGTTCTGCTGGTGTTGGAACGGATGGCAGGGATTCGCGCCAAAGTTCCTCAGCGATTAAATCGTCAAGTTTCTGCCGGTCGTAGGCATCCAGCTCCATGGCTTCGATGTCGTCGTCTGATGGTGGCCATGATGGCTCTAGCTCACAGGGGAGCATGAAATCGTCGGAGTTGTTCATTAGTTAAATCCTGAGGTGTTCTGGTGCGGGCCGGTAATGTACCAAGCGCAAATAGAGCCAGGGATCCCGCGTTCCGCTAACTGTTCATTCCATCCATCGGCTAACTCGTCAGCATCATTTTGTGATGTGATCAACTGATAGACAACTTGATGGCCGTGTCGTTCGGTGTACTGGCAGAGATGAAAGACGTGGGTTTGTTGCTTGGGTTGGTTCATTGGTTGTAGTTGTGGCTACTCCTCCAATATAGTATCAATATCAGCCAGCCGTCAACAACAAGGCATAAAAAAACCCCTTTGATGGGGTCTGTTGGTTGTTGGATCAAATCGCCTGCCATTGGTTGATACCCCATGAGTAGTGATCGATTCGATCCCATACCCGGTCGCTCTTCGTTGTGTTGGTACGTTTCCGAGACAGCATCTTTTCGCCTCGCTTGGAGTACAGAACCGAGGCACCGATCAAGTGACAAGCCAAAGCGTTGACCCGGCTGAAGGTGGTTCGGCTGTGCCACAGGTAGCCGTTTGAGTAGATACTAAAAAGGAAGCACTGGCCGGAAGCCGACCACATCACAGACGCGATCTGGTTCCCATGTAGGTCAATTGAAACGGCCCCATTGTTGTTGGTTGATACCTCAGTATTAGAGCCGACGCGTCTGTACTGATTCGGCTTGCCTAGCAGCTGGCGAACTGCTCCGATCATTTCCTGTTCAATCTTTCGCATGGTGTTGATTGGTGTTGTTGGTACGGATGAAAAAGGCCGGCCCTGAGGCCAGCCATTCATGACGGTTATTCGGCTGTGTAGCCGTCAAACCATACGCCCGCTTCGCGGGTATCGGGACGGCGACAATGTGCTTGTGCCTCCTCAAGAGTTAAGCCGCGTTCGATGGTGCGGTCTGACTTGTTGAGGCTTGGATTGAATGACCGGACGATTCTGAATGTTTCCATGGTGTGATTGGTTGGTTCTTTAGAATACTAGCAGACAAGAAGAAAGCCCGACGCGTGGCCGGGCTCTTGCTTAACGTCCGTAAACAGTGAGAAGACATTCTGCTTTCTCAGCATTGGAAGCTAGACAGCGCGACATAGCCGCACGATCCTCTTCTTGAAAGACTACGACCGAGAATGTGATGCAAAGAAGGAAGGCAGACAACAGTCCGCCGACTCTCCATGCGTCCAAAGTGGTCTGATCAATCTTATGGTCTGACATGGTGTTGGTGCGGTTGGTTGGTGTGGTTTGTGTGGTTTGTGGTCTAGTTCTCGTGCATCCTCTGGGAGCAAGCTCCCGAACCTCGCGAGCTGCCAGAGAGCAGCTGCGAAGCGGTGAGACCCGCAAGGGTTGCACAGGGTTTGAGCCGATCGGCTCCCAGATTGCCAAGGTGCTGAAGAAGTGTAGTCTTCTTACCTACTATCCTAGTCGATAGCACGACGCCTAGCGACTGCGTTGGCTGGGAATAATTATATCTTAATATTTTAGTATGTTACAGCTTGGCTAGTAGGTCTGTACTGCCTACTACCTAGTAGTCGGTGTGTACTACTAGGGGGTAGAGTTGCAGCCCCCAGCCCGCAAGGGGTAACTCATATACCCTGCATATATATCCGCCAAACAGAATCCACTTGCATAAAAAAACCCCCACAGCCAGTGGAGGCGGGGGGTGGGGGTTGTGTTTGGAGCGTAGTCAGTCGTCCTTGCTTTGAATTTTAATAGTCAAATCAGGCGCCTGGATATTGACGACTTCAGTGGACTCACCGATGACCCGTCCAATGGAATCCAGCACCTGACTTGCGGTCTGTAATTGCCCCTTTTTGATCGCCTGATTAAAGAGTTTGGTGCGCATGTGCTGAAGCCGCGCCAACATATTTTCGCGATCAGCCTTCCAATCTTCATCAACGAGAAGCTTTACTTCTGCCCAATCACGCCAAGCGGTATTGATGCTGACCTGTTCCCGCTCAACATGCTCATAAACAAGCGCCCTAGCCGACAACCCCTCTAACTGCCGACGATATAACCGCCGCACACGATCCTCTTTTGCATTACTGGAGCGGCGTTCGTCTTGAGTCATGCTTGATACGACCTTTTCCAAGATCTTAACTGGTAGAAAGGCTTCTAGCCCCTTATTAAGGGGGGCAGGGGTCAAGAATCTGTGTAATGTGGCATTTATGAGTCAAAAAACCGCACCAATAGAGCTTCGATGGGCTCAAGGCCAAGTCTTTTCGTGCGAAAAACGCTTCAGAGTTTTAGTAGCAGGTCGAAGATTCGGCAAATCGTATTTGTCTTGTGTTGAATTGGTGCGTGGAGCGATCAATCGTCCTGGGGAGACATTTTTTTATTGTGCGCCAACTTATCGGATGGCAAAAGATATTGCATGGCGAGCATTAAAGAAGCTTGTGCCACAAGTCTGGATCAGGAGTAAGAACGAGACTGATTTACGGATTGAATTGATCAATGGATCAACGATCGAGTTGAAGGGAACAGAGAATGCGATGGCTTTACGGGGTCGCAGTCTGTCTGGTGTTGTATTAGACGAGGCTGCTTTTATGAGTTCGGACGTATGGTTTGAGGTTATTCGACCTGCGTTAGCAGATAAGGAGGGCTGGGCATTATTTATTTCAACACCAGACGGCACTGCTAGTTGGTTTTATGACTTGTGGTGTTATGTACCAGAGGATGCGACAGGGTTATGGGAGAGATGGAGTTATACAACAATTGATGGGGGGAATGTCAGTAAGCATGAAGTTGAGGCAGCCCGCGCCCAACTTGATACGAGAACATTCCGTCAAGAATTTGAGGCTAGTTTTGAGAATCTTACGGGTCTTGTTGCGATCAGTTTCAGCGATGAGAATATCTCTACAGACGCCAGGGACATAAGTATCCAGCCATTGTTGCTTGGAGTTGATTTTAACGTCGATCCAATGAGTGGCATTTGCGCGGTCAGGGATGGGGAAACGTTGTATGTCTTTGATGAGATTATGTTGACTGGCGGTGCAACAACTTGGGATTTTGCGGACGAGGTTGTGCGTAGATATGGCGTGGACCGGAGAATTATTGCGTGTCCAGACCCTACAGGTGGAGCACGAAAGACAAGTGGTATTGGCGTAACGGACCACACAATTTTGCGTCGTAGCGGCTTCACAGTGCAATCACCTAAAGCACCATGGAAAATCCGGGACAAGATTACAGCAGTCAATACTGCCCTACTTGATGCTGCTGGAACGCGAAGGACTGTAATTCATCCACGGTGCAAGCAGTTAATTAAGGATTTAAGAACGTTAACTTATACGCCAAACACGGGTCTACCAAACAAGAATTTAGGGGTAGACCACGCATTTGACGCATTTGGCTATCTAGTTTTGCAACAATTTAACCTTGCAAAACCAGAAACTTTAGGCACTACATCTTATCGATTGTATTGAGCAAATTATTTAACGTGTTTCCAGGTTCTTCCTACGATTGCATTCCAGGCCACTTTTTGAGATACGTCCCAAACAAGGCTGCATTCAAAAGAGCTGGCCCCTTCAGCCGCGTACTGACGCATTTCCATAACTTTGGTGTTGTCCAGCTTGGAGTTTGGGTGATCTTCCCCCACTAAGCGATAGCAAACCGTTTCTTTTTGTCGAATAACTTCTGGCGGCTGGGTCGTTACAAAGGTGTAAGAACAAGCCGTACATTTGCGGTATCTCCTCACCTCTTCTGGTCTTTTGCGATTAATGCTTGTGACGCGACTGTTGCTTCCGCATTTTGGGCACTTCAATGTAGTGATTGATTGGCACGAAAGGCTAGAATAGGGCAAAGCCAATCGTTGTCATGCCCCAAGGAGCTGGAACCTACGGAAGCAAGAAAGGCCGTCCTGCCAAGAAGAAAAAGGGGTTGTACGACAATATTGCGGCAAAGAAGAAGCGCATTGCGGCTGGATCAGGTGAAAAGATGAGAAAAGCGGGTGATCCTGGCGCACCAACTGCAAAAGACTTCAAGAAATCAGCTAAAACGGCCAAGAAGCCTGCCAAGAAGAAAAAGTAATGGCTGAGAAGAAGAAGCGCAAGAAGGGGCCAAACCTTAGCGTTGGTCGAGGTGAAAAACTTCCAGCGGATAAAGGTGCAGGATTGACTGCAAAAGGCAGGGCTAAATATAATAAAGAGACCGGTTCAAATTTAAAAGCACCTGTCACGGGCAAGCCTAAGACCAAGAAAGAAGCAGCACGTAA